TCCCTTCGGTCATGGATGACAGTTCATTGAGCTGCGCAACACTACCATGTAACGTTTCGATTAAAATCTTTTTTTTGTTCGTCATAACTTTTCTGCAAATAAATTCTTGTTGTGTCTACACTCCCATGACCTAAAAGGTCAGCCAGTTGAATAACATCTTTGTTTTTTTTCAGGAACATTTTAGCGAAAAAATGACGAAAGGCGTGGGCGTGCATCTTCCTTGAATCAATACCGCAATGTTTTCCCCATGCTTTCAAGTGCTGGGAAAAGCCCCGCTGTGTGATCGGACCGAATCTCCCTACTGCGAAAATCCCGGTCTTACCATGTTCCTTAGCATAAGCCTTCGCTTCTTGCTGCAATTGCTTTTGAAAGAAAAAACGTCTGTACTTGTTACCTTTACCTTTCAATGTAACCTCACCACTAATTATATCCTCCCATGTAAATCGTTGAAATTCCGACAGACGGGCGCCCGTTGTACCCAAAACCTTAATAAAGAAATAGTAATCCTTATTGTTTTTTGCCTTGAGATATTCCAACAGCCGGTTATATTCCTCCTCGGTCGGCACATTGTTCACATCAAGTTTGCGCTTTATTTTGGGGCGCTTCAGTTCTATAGGCTTCTTCAGCCATTTAGAGAATCTTTCGATTGCTGTAATCCGCAAACGGATGGTAGCGGGAGATAATTTTTCTTCTTCAAGACTTTTTATAAACCTCCTGCAATTATCCATGTTTACCTCATTGGCGTATTCGAAATACTTCTTCATGGATGTGTAATATATATCAACTGTATGAGAAGAGTAATCATTGTTATCAGTCAACCATATTATGAAATCATGGAGTAGTTTCTTATTTTTCTCTGAAATGACGTCAAGCTTTTCCAAAGGTTTCACCGCCTTTTCCCTTTTTCCATATCCGATGTTGAGATAGGATAATAGATCGCATATCGCTGAACACATTAGCGAATGACGCACCATGACATCTGCATTTTCACGCTTGTAATTCAAATAACCACGGCGGTTCACTTCTTTGGTCATCTCTAAAAAATCCGTGACATGCTTGATATATTTCCCGACAGTATCATAAGTCCTTCCTGTCGTGTATATGTAAGAAATATAATCAGTTAATATCTTCTGCCTGTCATTATTCATAATCTTGTTTAATTAAATTATACCAATCATTGCTATCTTCAAAAAAACATCTGTATCCATTAGCCGTATGTTTGCCTCTCACTTTCCGACATATAGCACTGATCAGAGAAGGAGCCACGCCAATCATCTTACCAGCCATTTGTATCGAAGGGAATACTCCACATAATTTCTCATCCTTTATCAAAACAACGCTCTTTTTATTCATGCCTGCACCAGTCTTATGCCAAGCCCCACGTCCTTTAGACAGATTTTTTATACTTCTGGCCTTGGAACGTTTTGAATGATAAACCATTTTACGACCCTTGTTGCGAGAAACACAACCCTTTAAAAATCGTCCGGTAATAAAGTCTCTCTCAAATCGCTCAGGCGGTATATATAATTCAC